TAGCCAGGTACTGGCGAAACTCTTCGTCCACCTCGTACATCTTCTGGTGGGCGTTGATTTCAATACGCAGTTCTACTGGCTTGTAGGTGTTAATCCAGTCTTCAATGATTGCGCGAATCTTGCCAGGTGTTGGGTCTGACATATTGTAGGCATCTAGGACTAGACGCTTACCAGACTGACGGTCTACAGCGTAGACAACTAGCGCAGTCTTTCCTGCCATAGCAGGGTCCATGCCAATTAGTGTGACCCATTGTCCGTCCCGTGGATGTCCAGGCGCTCCCATGCGGAGAGGACCAGGCTTACGCATACGGTTAACACAGGCGTTAACAATCGTTGGATTAAAAATTGCGTCATCGTCTATGTCCTGTTGCTGGTAAACTAAAGCCCATGTTGAGGCTGTTACCTCGCTACGTCTTGCAAAGAGTGCTGGTCCATCCCACTTCTGGTAGTGACCGTTCTCATCTGGTACTGCATCGTCATCGCCATCCCAAGGACGGTCTGACTTCTCCCAGAGGGTGACCCACTTCTTAGGGTCATCGTCAATCTCAAGTGCGGCTGGCATAGCCAGGCGTGTAAACGGACTGGCACCACCAGACCAGTGTTCTGGATTGCGAAGTTCTCGGTATAAATCTACAGCCCCGATACGGGTGCCCACGATAAGTAACTTGCCGTTCTTACCCAGACGGGTGATTACTTCCTTCTGAAGCCACTCTAACTGCTTCTCCCACTCGTGGGCATTGGCAGTAGTGATAACGTCATCAAGGATAATCAGGTCAGCACGGGCACCGTAAATCTGACCACCAATACCTAGCGCCTGAAGCGTAGGGTCCTTTTCGGATGAGTCACGGGCTTCTTGACCTAGGTAAACCGTGTCGGTTTTCCAGGTGTCAGAGTCTTCTTTCCAACCACCAGCAGGTCCATAGACCTGTTGCAACTTGGCGTAGCGTGGATGGCTAAGGCGTTGCTTGATGGAGTAGACGAACTCACGGGCTTTATTTAAAGTCTTGGACACCACAATGATACGCACGTTGGAATCCATGGCAATGCGATAGGTGGAATAACCTACGGTGATTACGGTGGATTTGGCGTGCTCAGGTGGCACATTAATTAAGATACGGTTCTTGTTGCCCTTTTCATAGGACATGGCTGGATGGAGCCAACTAGGCTCCCTTCCCTCCAGCACATCAATCCAGTCCTGCTGGTGAGGGAATACTTCGTTACCTAAGAACTCTTTGGAGAACGTGGCGAAGTCAATGTTTTTGCCGTTCTCGCTTCCCAGGGTGACCTTCATAAGGTCTGAGCCAGCAGTGCGTGCTATCTCCAGGTTCTTGGCAAACACAGGGTCTGTGAGCCACTTCTTTAGAACATCGGGCTTGCGACCGACCATGGCAATGGCGGCTCGCACCTCAATGCCAGTTTCTACATGGGCTATAACCTTGGACTTGTCCTCACGTAGGCGTACCACATTATGGTGCTCTGCACCGCCTTTGGCTGCCATATGAAGTTATCCTGTCTAGTTATTTCTTCTTTGACTTCTTTTCGTCTTTTCTACCCTTATGGTAAGACTCGGAAGCAATGGCTCCCATTAGCGCACCAGTTCTTGCTCCGCTTCTGCGACCCTCAGTAATGTTCTTTTCAACTAGGGTGTCTCTTCTTTTTAAGGAAGCAAACGGGGCTTGAGGACGAGACTTCTTTTCAATCTTTACGGTAGTTCCCTTGGTTGGTGAGTACTTAGCACCAGCAGGGGTCTTGGCAGTAATTGTGGCTTTTTTGCCCTGGGTAGCCTTTACAGTCTTAGTTACGGTTCCCTTTGCAAGGCGAGCAGAGCGGTTAGCCTCGTAAACTTTTTTAGTAACGGAAGCGGCACGAGCGCCCTTTACTACTGCACCAACGGCGGCGCCACCTGGAACTAGGGTAGCAGTGGTAACGACTCTTGAGACAATCTTTGCCTCTTTTTCTTTCTGGGCGTTATTCTTGCTTTGCTGCCTTGTGACGGCTGGGCGCTTAGTATTTGTGTATGCTGAAGCAACCTGAGGCTTAGCCTTAGCCTTACCTGCCGAAGCCGTATCTTTTTTTGCAGCCACCATAACTCCTAGTTTAGTTTAGCATCCACCGCTAAATCATGTCTAAATAAAAACAAATAAAAAGAACCTATATAAGAGCGCCGAAGGCGCTCATAATAACAGCCCCTAAAGGGCTGTTTTTTAGGTTATGTTAGGCAGCCATCAAAGGCTGCCATTGTGTGCGCTCAAGGCGCACTTATGTTATTTTATCCTACATATATACTAACCCTGTTATAACTGACCTGTAACGTTTCGTTACCAAATTGTTATAAAGTTTTTTTAAAGTCCTTATTCCAATGGGTTTTATTGTGTGCACCTATTACCAAAATACTGGAAAAAATATTTTGATGTAGTCTATATAGATACAAGATTCCCCGATTCTTCGGGGGCGGGTCAAACAGTTTTCCACAGGTTATCCACATTGTGGACAAGGTTGTGGACAAAGTGTATCCAATCCCACCAGACTGGGAGGGGTAAAAATTATTTATAACGGTTTTATAACATACGGCGTGTCGTGTTGACAAACAAATACGAACAAGTACGGGAGTGCGGACTGTCTCCCTACCCAATTCGGGCGCACAACTTGGGCATTCACAATGTGGAACAATGGTAAAGATTTGGTAAAGATTCCCAAATTTGTGTCATTGGGCTTGACAGGGACAACTGAGCGTGTATTGTTTGAGATGTCAGGGAAAAGCCCCGACACCAGAAAACGGAGGCAAGGCAAAATGATTACAGTTGAGAACATCAAGTATACAGACGGTTGGGACTCACCGAACTTTGTGGGCACGTTGATGACCTTCACAATTCGGGACACCGAATGCGGTTGCGGAATCCAAGACAAAAAAGTTTGCGCCATAATGGAACTTATTTGCGAATCATCAGACAGCAACCAACCGATTAGAATGTGCTGGTGTCCAGAATGCCGAGATGAGCGCAAGACCTACGGCGTACGCAAGTCACGGGAGACCAAAGCCCTCGCCTATCCAAAATCCTAGACCGAAACCCCTAAAGGGGTCACACCGTGAGGCGGTGTCTGATGAGGTCAGAACAAAATGGAGGTAAGACAATGTTACAAGATTGGCAGCAAGAGGAAATCCGAGAGACTATCGGAGAGTATGCAAACGAACAGCGCACAGGATACTTGAGCGATTCCCTCAATGAGTTGGTGGACAGTTACTTGCCCGTATACTATGGGGAAATCATCAAGGAATGGCAGGAAATGCCTAGCGAATACGACAACAGAGGAGCGGAGGAACTAGGAGCAAGTGACGGGGCAGGTATTCAGGACTTAATGCAACTTGACCTATACCTATACTACTCTGACCAAGTACACACCTACGCCCAAGAATACGCAAAAGAAAATGACATCAACTTGGACGAACTAAACTAATCTAGGGGGCTTGGCTCTCCCCCGTGCTTACGGGTACGGGGTAGGGCTTGGCTAAACCCTAGCCAGATAAAAAC